TTGGCGGTGAAGATTATATGAAGTTTGCGGTAGAACACCTTGCGAGGGAACTGCTACCTGCGGTTATGGAAGGAATGTCTATTCGGACGATGCCGGAACCAAGTATGCGCGCGACGAAACTTTACGGGCGAGTGAGAGTAGTTATTCCGAAAGACATTGAAGCATCAAGGGCGGCTTTGTCGGAGGTAGTTAGATGAGCATACTGATTAAGGGAATGAAGATGCCGGAAACGTGTATGTACGGCGGTTGTCCGATTGACGGTAAGTATTGCGATTTGTGGTGGAAAATGGGCGGCGGTGAATATAGCAGGCACAGGGACTGTCCGCTTGTGGAACTCCACGACCACGGAGATTTGATAGACAGGGATGAGCTGATAAAAAGTTTGCGCGACTATGCTTGCAAACCGTGCAAAGAATATGGCGCGGACAAGAACGGTGACAGATGCGTGTGGTGTTCGTTCGATGATGCGTTTGCGAGAATAGAAAAAGCGAAAACGGTTATCCCGGCAGAGAGGAACGAAGCAGGCCTTTGCGACGACTGTGATGAGCGAAATGTTGTTAGTTGTAGTCGGTGCAGGAGGATGGAGAGGAGCGAAGAATGAGGGTGGTTGACCTAATAGAAGAAATGCAAAGCAGGGTTCGTGAATTAACCGAAAAGTATTGTGAAAACTGTCAAGAGTTTGATTGCGATTATTGCCAATTTGACGCAGAGAGGAGTGAAGATGGACAATTTAATCAGCAGACAGGCGGCAATCAAGGCAATAGATGACCTGCCGAATTGCTACAACGGATTCAGCGACACTTATGACAAGGCTTGCATCATCGGCGTGATTGAAGAACTGCCGACCGCAGACCCGGTGAAGCACGGGAAGTGGCTACCGCATCCGACCGAACCAGATTGGGATGTCTGCTCTGTATGCGGGATTGGAACGCACAGACGATTCCATTACAACGATGGCGTCTATGGCGGGTACGATGTTGAGGAGAGTTTTATGTATTGTCCTAACTGCGGGGCAAAAATGGACGGAGGCAAAATATGAGACTGATTGATGGGGACGCACTTATAGATCATTTGAGAAAAGACCCTCTTTTCCACTTTGTGGAGCAGTATGGCATAACTGGAGTTATTGAAGCCGCTCCGACAATAGATGCCGTTCCTGTGAAGTGCGCCAAACTGGTGAATCCAAATCCGTTTGGAGAGTGTTCAATATGTGGGTATTTAATAGATGTCCGCGAAGAGTACCGTTACTGCCCTATGTGCGGGGCGAAGATGGAAAGGAGCGAAGATGATAAAACGGCGAATTGACAGCAAAATTGAAGTCTGGAGCGAAAACTACATCAATAACAGGGCTATAAGAACGGCAGAAGACAGAGATCTTATTATCGAGCAGATAGAGCCGTGCGGCGGTTGTGCTTATATCGTAGAGGTTTACGAAGAAGGCACAAAAATGTGTTCTATTCCTCTTCAGCAGTGGTTGAAACAGGAGGGCGAAGGATGAGTGATTTAATCAACAGGCAGGATGCGGTTGCCTGGGTGGACGGACTGAAGCGCCCGGAGACTGTAAGAGAGACATCGGCAGAGGCAATCTATAGGACGGCATGGAACACTGCGCTGAACAGTGTGATGGCGTACCTGATGACGGCAGAGCCGGGGAGATCCGGGGAGTGGATCGATGACAAATACACCAGGACGTGCAGCAGCTGCGGCCGGACGTACTGGATGAGATCTGGAGACGGATGGAACTATTGCCCTGAGTGCGGGGCTAAAATGGAGGAGGATAGCAATGAAGTGGGTTAAATTGGGACGGATAGTGAGCCAGACCGGAACGACAAACATATACGATCTGCAGGGGACAGGGATTACAGTGGAGTCCAGGAAGCGGCACATCCCGCACGCAAACAGATCCGGAACGTGGGACCACACGACCTTCTGGGTGCTGGAGGACGGGGTGGAGATCATTGAGCGCTACACCTTGAAGGATGCGAAAGAGTACGCCGAGAGAATGGCGGGGAATTAGTTGTCATGGTATGGCAAGGTAGTCTGTGGTATCATGGTAGCGTGGAACATTGCCGAGGATTCCACAGACTGCTTATTCCTCAAGGGGCCTGTCATCTATATGGTGGCAGGCCCTGGCTTTAGGAGGACAGCATGAAGGACTACGCGAAAACTTTTTACAAGTCGGCAGCCTGGAAGAAGTGCCGGGCCGCATACCTCAAACGGGTGGGCGGGTTATGCGAGCGGTGCCTAAAGGTCGGGCGGATCACTCCGGCAGTGATCGTACACCACAAGGTTTACATCGCGCCGGAGAACATCAACAATTTGCGCATAACACTGGACCCGGAGAACCTGGAGGCGCTCTGCATGGAGTGTCACAACCGGGAGCACTTCGGGGACGGGAAGAGGTACGCGGTGGACGACCTGGGAAGAGTGACGGCAGTGGAGTGATAGCCCCCCGGTCGTGAATCTCTTGAAACCGGCCAGGGACCGGCGGGGGGAGTTTCGAAAAGCAGATAATCGCGCGCGAATCGGCAGGAATGAGGCAGGAATGGCAGGAGAGAACTGGATTCACGCGTATTACCAAGGAATTAAAAACGGATCCATCACAGTCGGGCGCTGGGTGCGCCTGCTGTATGAGAATATCGAGCGCGGGCTGGAGGAAGGGCGCTTCTTCTACGACCAGAAGAAGGCCAACCACGCAATTGAGTGGATAGAAAAGCACGCGTTTCACACAGAAGGACCCAAAGCACCGGGTCCTTTTATATTGGAGCTCTGGCAGAAGGCCCTTGTGTCCTGTATGTTCGGCATCGTGGACGAGGCAGGGCACAGGCAGTTCCGGGAAGTGATGCTGATCGTCGCCAGGAAGAACGGCAAGAGCCTGTTCGCGGCTGCCATCGCCCGCTATATGTGGAAGCAGGACGGCTTCGGGGCACGTGTCTATACTATGGCTCCGAAACTTGACCAGGCAGAGATCATATACAACAGCGTGTGGGTGATGACGCAGCTGGATCCGGAGTGGCAGGAGCTGAACGCCCTGTCCAAAGAAAAGGACACACAGCACAGAAGCGTCCACGACACGTCTGAAATGGAACGGCACAGGCAGACGGATCTGTTTATCCCGAAGACGAACAGCACGGTGAAAAAGATCGCGTTCTCTGCGAAGAAGTCGGACGGCTTCAACCCTTCGCTCTGCATCTGCGACGAGATCGCAGCGTGGGAGGGGGACAAAGGACTGAAGCAATACGAGGTAATGAAGTCAGGCATGGGGGCAAGGCCCGAGGCAATGCTTCTGTCCTGCAGCACTTCCGGCTACATCAACGATTCGATCTATGACGAGCTCATGAAGAGGGCGACCCGGTACCTGTTGGGTGAGAGCAAAGAGACGCGCCTCCTGCCGGTCCTGTACATGATCGACGACATCGAGAAGTGGGACGACATCAACGAGCTCCGGAAGTCCAACCCGAACCTGGGCGTCTCCGTTTCCGTGGACTACCTGCTGGAAGAGATAGCCGTCGCGAGCGGCAGTCTTTCGAAAAAAGCGGAGTTCATAACCAAATACTGCAACCTGAAGCAGAACAGCTCTATGGCGTGGCTGCCGGCCCAGGTGGTCGAGAAGGCCTGCGGTGAACCGCTGGACCTGAAGCAGTTCCGGAACAAGTACGCGGTGGCCGGCATCGACTTGAGCCAGACGACAGACCTGACGGCTGCTGTCGTAGTGATCGAGAAGAAGAAGGAGCTGTACGTCTTCGCCCACTTCTGGCTGCCGGCCGAGAAGATCGACGAGGCGATCGCGAGGGACGGCGTCCCTTATAACGCATACATCAAACGCGGGATCCTGTCACCGAGTGGAGACAACTACGTGGACTACCGAGACTGCTTCGCCTGGATAACTTCGATGGTGGAGCAGTATAAGATTTACCCGCTGAAGGTCGGCTATGACAGGTACAGCGCGCAATACCTGGTGCAGGATCTAAAGGCCTACGGGATGCACATGGACGATGTGTTCCAGGGCGACAATCTGTATGGAGTGATCAGAGAGACCGAAGGCCTGCTGGCCGACGGAAAGATTCATATTGGGGACAATGACCTGCTGAAGATCCACCTGCTGAACAGCGCGCTGAAGATGAGCGTCGAGCGCGGCCGAGGTAAGATCGTGAAGATCAACGCCAGCGCTCACATTGACGGAGCTGCTGCACTGCTGGACGCGATGACGGTCCGCCAGAAGTGGTACCCCGAAATCGGGCGGCAGCTGAAGAACTAATGGAGGGAAAATAATGGGGCTGTTTGAATGGCTCTTTGGTGAGAGGCCGAAAGAGCCACCGGAAAGAGACTACGAAGGCACCTTCAAAATGCTGAACGGTTACACACCGTCCTTCACCACGTGGCAGGGTGGAGTTTATGAGAGCGAATTGGTGCGGGCAGCCATCAACACGCTGGCCGTCCACATATCAAAGCTGAAGGTCGAGACAATGGGGACTGCACGGCCGGCACTGCAGAATAAATTAAAGCACGGGCCGAACCAGTTCCAGACATGGTCGCAGTTCATGGAGAGAGCCGCGACCATTTATTTTGCCACAAATAATCTGATCATCATGCCGATCTACAACGAGTTCGGCGAGCCGTCTGGAATATACGCGCCCCTGTCGTCCAAATGCGAACTGGTGCAGTATGACGGCATCCCGTACATCCGGTATATCTTCCGCGACGGGAAGAGGGCAGCGATCCAGCTGGAATACTGTGCGATCATTCCACGGATGCAGTATAAGTCAGACTTCTTTGGCGAGAGCAACGAAGCGATGCAGCCGACGATGGAGCTGATCGACATCCAGAACCAGGGGATTCAGGAGGGCGTAAAGAATGCCGCAACCTATCGGTTCATGGCGCAGCTGACGAACTACGCGAAACCGTCCGACCTGAAGAAAGAGCGGAAGCGGTTCACGGAGAAGAACCTGGCGGCGGATGCGGAAGGCGGCGGCCTCCTGCTGTTTCCGAACAACATGACCAACATCCAGCAGATCACGGCCAAGCCGTTCGTGGTGGATGCCGAACAGATGGCGCAGATCCGGGCCAACGTGTTCGAATATTTCGGCGTAAACGAGGACATCCTCACGAACCACTTCACGGCGGACACATGGGCCGCGTTTTACGAAGGCGCGATCGAGCCGTTTGCCATTAAGTTTTCCGAAGCGATGACCAAGATGCTGTTCACGCTGTTGGAGCAGTCCCGGGGCAACCGCGTCATGGCAACCAGCAACCGGCTGCAGTACATGAGTAATGCTGACAAGCTGGCCGTGTCCTCCCAGCTGCTGGACCGGGGAATAATCACGATCAACGACGCCAGGGAGATCTGGAACCTTCCGCCGATCGAAGGCGGAGATACGCGGATCATCCGGGGAGAATACTACAACGCCGACGAGAAGACGGCGAACGACAAGCCGGCCGAAGAACCGGCAGACGAGAATGCTGGAGAGCAGGAGGAGAACAATGGAGACGAAGGAGATCAGAGCGTTTAACTTTGAAGTCCGGGCGGAAGAGACGGAAAACAACGGGCACACCTTGAGTGGCCAGCCGATCGTGTTCGGTCAGCGGACGGATCTGGGATGGTGTGACGAGATCATCGCGGAAGGCGCCCTGGACAAGACGGATCTGAAGGACGTGCGGTTCCTGGTGAACCACAACACCGACATGATCCCGCTGGCCCGCAGCCGGCGCAATAACAATCATAGCACCATGCAGCTGACCGTGGTGCCTGACACCGGCATGTTTATGCGCGTCGATGTGGACGTGGAGAACAATGCCGAAGCAAAGAGCCTTTATTCTGCGGTCGAACGGGGAGACCTTGATGGAATGTCTTTCATGTTCATCGTGGACGAGGATAGCTGGGACGATCTGGACACCGAACACCCGACGCGCATTGTGCGATCCATCAAGAAGGTGCTCGAGGTTTCGGCCGTTACCTGGCCCGCATACGATCAGACAACGATCACCGCACGCGGCCTGTCCGGAGCGCTGGAGAGCGCGAAGGAATCGCTGGAGAGAGCGAGAGCTGCGAAGCGTGAATCAGAACGTCGGATCCGCAAAATCAAAATCTTAACGGAGGTATGACATGGACCTGAAGACCATGACTGCCGAAGAGCTGGTGGAACGCAGAAAGGCCATCGCTCTGGAAGTAGAAAAAGACGATGCTGACCTGGACGCCCTGGAACAGGAAGTCCGCAGCATCAACGCTGAGCTGGCCGCCCGGAAGGAAGCGGCTGCCAAGTCCGACGAAGTCCGCCGCAAAGTGGCCGACGGCGCCGGAACAACTATCGAAAAGATCGAGGAGAGAACGATGAAGGACATCAAAGAGTTTCGCAATTCCAAAGAATACGTCGACCTGTACGCCGAATACATGAAGAGCGGCGACGACACCGAGCTGCGCGCTGCGCTGCTGACTACCAACGCCGATTCCGGCACCATCCCTGTTCCGGAGTTTGTGGAGGACATCGTCCGCACCGCCTGGGACCGCACCGAGATCATGAGCCTGGTGTCCAAGGCCTATCTGCCCGGCAACGTGAAGGTCTCCTTCGAAGTTTCCGGCAGTGATGCCGTAGTCCACACCGAAGGCAGCGGCGCTGTCTCCGAGGAAGAACTGATCGAAGGCATCGTAACGCTGGTTCCCGAATACGTGAAGAAGTGGAAGAGCTTCAGCAAGTCCGTGTATGCCCTGCGCGGGGAAGCGTTCGTCCGCTACATCTACGACGAACTGACCTATCGCATCCTGAAGAAGGCGGAAGACGAGCTGATCGCTAAGATCGCGGATCTGCCTGGTACCGCTACGGCAACGGCTCCCGCTGCTGCGACGATCGAAAAAGACCCCGCGGTTGGTGTCATCGCGGAAGCGATCGCGAACCTGTCCGACGAAGCTGTCAATCCGGTCGTTGTGATGAACAAGCTGACCTGGGCCGAGTTCAAGGCCGCCCAGTATGCGAACCAGCACAACGTAGATCCTTTTGAAGGCCTGCGCGTGATCTTCAACAACAGCCTTCCTGCGATCGGCACGGCTTCTGCCGGTGATGTGTATGCGATCGTTGGCGACTTCGCCATCGGCGCCCTGGCCAACTTCCCGAACGGCGAAGAGGTTGAATTTACGTTCGACACCCTGACCCGGAAGAAGGAAAACCTGGTCGAGGTCCTGGGCGAGCTGATGCTGGCTGCCGAACCTGTCGCGTCCAAGGCCTTCGCCCTGCTTGCGAAGAGCGAATAATAACTGACAAACGCCGGGGGGAGCAATCCCTCCGGCAACAGAGGGAGGCAAAAAAGTGGAACTGTTAGATGCCGTAAAACTGGCCTTGCGGATCACGACTAAAGCATTCGACAGCGAGCTCACGGACCTGATCGAAGCCGGCCTGATCGACATGAGCCTGGCGGGTGTCGTGAACCTTGACACTGATGACGCCCTGATCCGTCGCGCGGTGATCACTTACTGCCGCCTGAACTTCGGACAGCCGGAAGACTACGACCGGCTAAAGGCGTCCTACGACGAGCAGAAGGCCCAGATGTCGACGGCCACGGGGTACACGGAATGGACAGAAGCATAGAATTTTATCTGTACCATGTGGACCACTTCCAGGACAGCTTCGGGCAGTGGAAGGAAGAGATCACCAAGAAGCGCGTCTATGGCCAGGCCGGAAGCATCACGCGGGACGAGTTCTTCGCCGCCGGCCAGAACGGCTTAAAGCCGGATCTGATGGTCACGATGTTCGCATACGACTATGCCGACGAGAGGGACTGCGAGATCGACGATATCCCGTACACTATTTACCGGACCTACCGGAAGCGGGACGACACGATCGAGCTCTACCTGGAGAGGAGGGCCGGCGATGCCTAAAGTGGATCTGGCCTCGCAGATCGAGAAGATCATGGCCGACTACGTCGGAGCTCTGCCGGCACAGATCGAAGCAGCACAGAAGAAGGCGGCAAAGGCTGTTGTCAAGAAGCTAAAAGCGACGAGCCCGCAGGCAACCGGAAAGTATGCCAAGGGGTGGAAGTCATCCACGTCCACAACGCGGACCGGAGCGGTCACGACGATCTACAACGGCCAGAAGCCAGGGCTCACCCACCTGCTGGAATACGGTCACCCTATCATTTCTGGAGGCAGGACGGTCGGGCAGGCCAAGGCATTTCCGCACATATCGGATGCGGAGGAGGCTGCTATCACGGCATACGAGGCCGCCCTGAAGGAGGAACTGGAGAAATGACGCTTGAAGAGCTGCACACGATCCTGAACGGTGTATACCCTACGGCTTTCTGGTCCTGGCCCGTTGGCCAGGCTCCGGAACTCCCCTACATGGTGTATTTCCAGGACGGGACGGACAATTTCGGGGCCGACAACGTGGTCTATTACTCCGCGAAGACCGTATTCGTGGAACTACTCACCAAGACGCGGGACCTGACAGCCGAAGCCAACGTGGAAGCTGCACTGGACGCGAACGATATTTACTGGACGAAGACCCTCACACATCTGGACGATGAGGACGCCTTCGAAGTCATCTACACAATGGAGGTTTAAGAATGGGAACTCCCAACAAGGTCCATTTTGGACTTAAAAACGTATACTACAGCATCATCACCTACACCGATGGCGTTCCTTCCTGGGGCACTCCGGTGCACGTCCCCGGTGCCGTGAGCATGACGCTGTCGAAAGAGAACGTCGAGACGGACTTCTACGCCGACGACGTAAAGTATTACCACGTCGCCACGAACAACGGCTACACCGGCAGCCTTGAGATGGCAGACTTCCCGGTGTCCATGCGTGAAGCGATCTGGAATCAGACCGTCACCGAGACCGGGAAGATGCTGGTCGAGGACGTGGACGCCAACCCTGTCGAGTTCGCTCTGATGTTTGAGATCGACGGCGACCAGGCTCCGGACCGTTACTGCGTGTACAGATGCCAGGCGGCCCGCCCGGACATCGCCGGCGCTACCAAGGGCGACAGCGTTGACGTGCAGACGCAGACGGCGGACCTGACGGTCATGCCGGTCATCGACCCGACCGCAAACAGCCCGATCAACGGGAAGGTTTACTATCGGACGACTGCGGACACCCCGGCCGCGACCTACAACGGCTTCTTCGGGGCTGTGGACACGACTCTCACTTAAAAGCGCAAGGGGCGGAGAAATCCGCCCTTATTCGCTCTCTGCCGTTTGGGCGGAGAAATACTCGACAAACCAATTAAAACGGCTCTGGGGCGTTATCCTAAAGCCACAGAGGCACATGGAGGAATGGCATGATAAAAGAGACTATCACGGTCGAAGGAAAGACCTACACGATCGGCATGAGCGCACTGATCCCGAGGATTTACCGGAACAAATTCCGGCGCGATCTGGTCATTGATATGCAGGCTCTGTCCAAGGCGTACAAGGCGGCTATGGAGGAAGACACGCCGATGCCGGCGAATATCTTGGGGATCTTCGAGGACGTGGCGTGGTGCGCACTGAAACACGGCGGCAGTGATGTGGGAGACAGCCCAGACGAGTGGCTGGAGAGCCTGGACGGTGCCTTCAGCGTCTACGAGGTGCTCCCGGTGATCATCCGGATGTGGACGCAGAACAATAAGACCACGTCGGTGCCTAAAAAAAAATAAAGGCAACAGTCCGAAAGCCGAACGGAGCCATCTTCATGTTGAGATGTGCCCACTTCGGGCTGTCCGATGAGGCATTAGAAGGAATGACGATGGGCATGGTCTACGATATGCTCACCGAGGAAGCAAACGACGGGGAGGATTATCCGATCGAGGCAACTCAGGAGGAGATAACCTCCTTTTTTGGAGGGAGATAAATGGCTGGAGCAAAGATCCGGGGCGTCACCATCGAGCTGTCCGGCGACACTTCCGGTTTTACTAAGGCCCTGACGAACGCGAACAAAGAGATCAAGAACACGCAGACGCAGCTGGCCGACGTGGAGAAACTGCTGAAGCTGGACCCGACGAACGTCGACCTTTTGGCCCAGAAACAGCAGCTGGTCACCAACGCGATCGGGCAATCTAAAGATAAACTGGACACCCTGAACACCGCACTGGAGCAGATGAAGGCTGACGGAGTGGACGAGAGCTCCGAGGCATTCATGGCGCTGCAGCGTGAAGTGGTGGCGACAGAGCAGTCCATGCAGACCCTGTCGACGGAAAGCGGCACGGCGAGCACAGCCATGCAGGGGCTGGCAGGCGACGGGGATTCAGCGAGCACGGCTCTGCAGGGGCTGGCCGACGTTGGAGAACCGACGAGCACGGCCCTGGGGAGCATTGGCGAGGCAGCCGCCGCAGTAAGTGAGAAGGCTGGAGAAGTCGCAGAGAAGACAAAGGGGATCTCCGACGCAGCCGGCACGCTGGTCGGGAAACTGGCCGAGATGGGGCTGGGTGCCATAACGAGCGCGGACGATCTGGCCACGCTGTCGGCACAGACCGGCATCAGCACGGACACGCTGCAGAAGTTCCAGTTCGCGAGCGATATGGTCGACGTGTCGACGGACACGCTGACCACGGCGTTCAAAAAGATGAAGATCCAGATGGACAAGCACCCGGAGACCTTCGAAGCTCTGGGTGTGTCCGTCACGGATGCGGACGGTAACTTCCGGGATCTGGAGTCCGTCTTTTACGATACGGTCGGGGCCCTGTCCCAGATCGAGGACGGGACGGCGCGAGACCTGGCTTCGATGGACGTTTTCGGCAAAGGTGCGGACGACCTGGCCACGATCATCGATGACGGCGGCGCAACGCTGAAGGAATACAGCCAGAAGGCTGAAGACCTGGGGCTGATCCTGGACGAGGACACGATCAAGAGCCTGACTTCGACGGGAGACCAGGTTGACACCCTGAAGGCCCAGGCTGAAGCGACCATGACGCAGCTGGGGGCGCAGATCATCACAGAGATGGGCCCGACGCTTGAGGGACTGCTTGGAACGATCCAGGACATCATTGCGTGGATCGGGACGCTGGACGGTGACACGCTGACGATCATCGCAACGGTCGGGATAGCTATTGCAGCCATTTCCCCGGTGGCGTCGATGATCAGCGGGATCACCACGGCGGTGCAGGGCGTCTCAAGTGCAATCAGTTTCCTGGTGGCGAATCCGATGGTCGCGGTGATCGCGGCTGTTGTCGGGGCTGTCACAATCATCGCAACCAAAGGCGAAGAAATAAAGGCAGCACTGCAGGGCGTGGATGACTTCCTGCAGAACATCTTCGCGAAGGACTGGTCGGAACAGTTCGGAATCATCGGTGACGTCCTGAACGGCTTCTTTGCCACGGTCGAAGACATCTGGACAGGAATCAAGGACACGTTCACCGGTGTGATCGACTTCATCCAGAGCATCTTTAAGGGAGACTGGGAAGGCGCCTGGGAAGGCGTCAAGAACATCTTCAAGGGCATCTGGGAGACCTTCGAGGGAATCTTGAAGGCCCCGCTTAACGGCATGATCGGGATCCTGAACGGCCTGATCGACGGTCTGAACTGGATCATCCGAGGAATCAACAGCATCAGCGTGGAGATCCCGGACTGGGTGCCGTTCGTCGGCGGCAATCGTATCGGCTTTAACCTGGGCGAGATCGGGAAACTGGCCTACCTGGCAAAAGGCGGCATCCTGTCTTCCGGTTCTGCGATCGTCGGCGAAGCCGGCCCGGAAATGCTGACCATGACGGCAGGAGGCAGGGCAGTGGTCCAGCCCCTTACCAATAACACGACTAATCAGAACTACGGCGGCGTGACCCTGAACGTGTACGCGACCGCCGGCCAGAGCGTGCAGCAGCTGGCCCAGATCATCATGGACGAGATCGGGGACGCGACACGCAGACAGGAGGCGAGCCTTGCCTAAGATTGGATGGATCAACTGGAACGGAACGCGGAGCGACAGCCTGGGCATCGTCGTCTCCGGTTCCGGAACATTTAATGCGGCAGAGATGGACGTGACCGTGTACGAGATCCCCGGCAGGTCCGGAGATCTGATCGTGTCAAATAACCGGTTCCGGAACGTCCAGGTCATTTATCCGGCATTTGTGCCGAACGCATTTGAGACCAGGGCGCAGCCGATCCGGAACTGGCTTCGATCGACTGACGGCTACGCCCGCCTGGAAGACAACTACGACACGGACCACTACCGGCTGGGGCGGCCCGTCGGGATGCTGGAGTTCTCCCCGGTCGGACACAACGATGCAGCAAACTTCCAGATCGCGTTTGACTGCAAGCCGCAGCGCTTTCTGAAGAATGCGACCTATCGCCTGGAGAGGAACCACATCATCACGAACCCCACACCATTCCCGGCCTATCCGCTGTTTGGAGTCTATACGCCGCACGAAGGGGACTACATCGAGATGAACCTCCGGAAGGGAACCGGACCGAGTGCGGAACGCAGCCTTTACCGCTGGACCTTCCTGGCCACGATGCAGGATAAGCACGTCGCGATCGACTGCGAGACCATGAACGTGTACGAAGAGAACGGGACGGAGAACTACAACAACGCGATCGAGGTCACGCAGTACGTGGACGGTGCCTTCGTACCGTCTGACTGGCCCGCGATCCCTCCCGGAACGGACGCGTTCTTCAACTGGGTCCTGGATGAGTTCCCGGAGTTTAACGAGCTGGTCGTCAATGCAAGGTGGTGGGAACTATGATCCCGATTCTTTCCGACACGATCGTGCTGAGTGGCCAGGGCATCGGCGGCCTGCAGGACTGCATCGAGTGCAAGGTCAACCACGAGATAAACGGTGACTATTCACTGATGATGCGCTACCCGGTGACCGGTGCCCACTTCGGCGACATCAAGAACAACTACATCATTTACGCAGATCCGGGCTGGAACGAGGACGCGCAGCCATTCCGGATCTACCGGATCACCAAGCCCCTGAACGGCATCGTGACCATTTACGCAAACCATCTGTGCTACGACATGAGCGGCATTGTCGTGCGGCCTTTTAGTGCGCAGGACATAGCCGGAGCAGTGACAGGGGCGACGGCGAACCAGTTTATTCCGACTATCGGGGAAGTGCTTTTCCGGCTGGCCACTGACAGGACGGCAGCCGTCCCGTATGTGCTTTCTGCCCCGCGTTCCATGTGGAAGGTGATGGGCGGCCAGGAAGGATCCCTGCTGGACGTGTATGGCGGAGAGTGGGATCTGAACGGCTACACGGCGACGCTGCGAAACCGGATCGGAGCGGACAACGGCGTGAAGATCCAGTATGGCCAGAACCTGACCGAGCTGGAGCAGGACACGACGCTGGAATCGACCTACAAAGGCGTCTATCCGTTCTGGTACGACGAGGAGACCGGGACGCTGGTAACGCTCCCGGAAGAGTATATCCGAGTGTCGGCGGCCCCGTCCACGAGGATCCTTTGCCTGGACGCCGGCGAACACTTCCAGGAACAGCCGACGGTGGAGCAGCTGCGGAACTACGCGACCAGTTACATCACGAACAACGGAATCGGAAGCCCGAAAACTTCCTGGAAGATCGACTTCGTGATGCTGGCCCAGTCTGCCGAGTATGCGGACACTCCGGTGCCGGAGGCCGTCTCCCTGGGAGATACGGTGCACGTTATCTACAAGGACATGGACGTGGATATTTCCGCGCGAGTGGTGCAAACGGAATACGACGTGCTGCTTGACCGCTACAACACCCTCACCCTGGGAAGAGTGAAGCAGAACCTGGCGGCTATCGTGACTACCCAGAACAAAGAAATCGAAGCCCTGAAGAAGTCCCTTGAACGGACGATCGTGGCCCAGAGATTAAAGGGCACGGAGTCAGTCCAGGCAGGGGCAGACGACACAGCCCGGGCAGTCATGAACGGATCCGGGATCACCTTCACGAATGCCGGCGGATCTGTTACCGGATCCTACCCGGCCACCGGCATCCCAGAGACGACAGCGGGGATCCTGTTTGGCCAGGTGGATGACACGTCCACAAGTACGGTATTCACGGCGACCATCCCGGGCGTCACGAGCTACTACGACGGCCTGGCCATTATGCTGAAAAACGGAGTGGCCAACAGCGCCGCCGGCTTCACCCTGGACATCAACGGTTTGGGACCGAAGCACTGCTTTAACAACCTTACGGTCGGCACGCAGGACACGACGATCTTCAATTCCTCCTACACCATGCTGTTTATTTATGACAGTCACAGGGGGACGGATGGCGGCTGGATCTGCTTCCGGGGCTACGACTCGAACACGAACACAATTGGGTACCAGCTGCGGACGCAGGTCAGCACCATGCCGATGAAGTCGATCACCTACCGCTACCGGCTTCTGTTCACCAGTGCGGACGGCAAGGGCTTCGTCCCGGCGAACAACAGCAGCAGCACGAACGCGACCGCTTCCCGGACCGTCTGCCAGACGCCGATCGACCCGCACGGGCTGATCTACTACTACGGCACGACGGCCAGCGTGGAAGCCGGAGCGATGCCTTCGGCGGCCTATATGTGGCAGCAGTACAGCATCGCCCTGGGCTACTCGTTCAACCGGACCGGTTCTGCCCTAACTCTGACTGACCATGCCCCTGTCTATCTGAAGTGCACGCCGCAGAGCAATGGCTCCGCGATCATGGACGCGAACACGCCGATCGTGCAGGCCCTTCCGTCTTCAGCTGACGGGAAGATCTACATTCTGCTGGGCATCGCCACAAGCGAGACGGCGATGGAACTCAACCTAAATCACCCTGTGTACCACTATACTGACGGCGCGATCCGGCGATGGATCGGACCGTAAGAAAGGGGGGCGCAATGACGGAAGCAATAATCACCGCGATAATCACGGGCGTACTGACATTGGTGGGTGTGCTGATCAGCAACAACCGCAGCGATGCGATCCAGAACGAGCGGATCGAGCAGCTGCGGGCGGAGGTAAAGAAGTACAACAACGTGATCGAGCGCGTCTTCCACTTGGAGAGCCGCGCGGACCGACATGACGATGAATTTAAGCGGATCAACCGCCGGCTGGACGGACTGGAAGACCGCAAAGAGTAGAAAGGACGAAAGCTATGAAAAATTTGAAGCCCATTACACGGCACGAACAGTTCCTGCAGGACATCGCAGACGGCGAGGTCGACCTGAAGCCCATCACCCGTCAGGAATACTTCCTGGCCAAGATCGCGGAATCCGGCGG